GTCCTCTGCCGCAGCTGGTTAGGTATACAGTATATTTTCCATGAAATTATTTTTTCCGATGGAATACCCCCAAAGCCATCGCAACGTGACCTAGATCACTTTTCGGTGACCGGACCTCCGGGAAACGAACGTTTGATCTTGTACAATTCTTGGGCAGTGCCACAGACATTCCTTGCCTTTTCCGGCCACTGCTATATGCTTGTCGGCATTCCACAACCCGCTGCGTGAGAGCGGCTTTCACCGTGGAAGCACTGAGACATGAGACTGACCGAGGTAACCCTATGGACCTACATAATGCCCTGCGTCCGGCCACGCTGGACGAGGTGATTGGACAGGAGGCCACCGTCGCTTCCCTGCAACAATTGCACGAGAAGAACGAGCTGCCGCACTTTTACCTGTTCACCGGCCCCTCCGGCGTCGGCAAGACCACGCTGGGCCGGATCATTGGCCGCCAGCTGCTGGGCGTCTCCGAGCGCAACCTGTTCGAGATCGACGCCGCCAGCCAGACCACGCTCGAAGCCACCAAGGCCATGATGGAGCAGGTCAAGCGCCGGGGTCTGGTCAAGGGCCAGCGCAAATTGGTGATCATCGACGAGTGCCACAGCCTCAGCGCCAAGGCGTGGGAGTCCCTGCTCAAGGACACCGAGAACCCGCCCGAGCACTTGTACATCGTGCTGTGCACCACCGAGGTCAAGAAGGTTCCCAAGACCATCAGGACCCGCGCCCACGGCTATCACCTCAAGGCCCTGAGCGTGGATGACCTGAGCGATCTGGTGGAGCTGGCGGCCAAGCAACAGGGCATCGAGCTCGACCGCAAGGTGGTGGGGCGTCTGGCCCGTGCCGCCGAGGGATCGGCCCGTTACGCCCTGAACCTGCTGAGCAAGGTGCGCGATCTGGACCACCCGGACGACATTGCGGACCTGCTTCAGGACGGCACCGTGCCGGACCCGGAGTTCATCAAGCCGATGCGTCACCTGTGCACGGGCAAGAACGTCACCTTCGAGAACAGCATGGCGATGATCGTGCCGCTGATTCAGGACGGCAACAACCCCGAGGGCATCCGACTGGCGCTGGTGAACTACGCCGCCAAGATGCTGCGCAATCCGAAAACCTACAAAGGCAGCGCCGCCCACCAGCTGCTGGCCATCATCGACTGCTTCAGCACCCCGCTGGTGGGGCAGGACGCCGAGGCCCTGTTGTACAAATGTCTGGGCGATCTGCTGCTGGGAGACTGATCATGGAGCAATCCACCGAAGAATTGTTGCGTAAGGCCCGCCACCTGAGTGCCCCGGACTCCGGGCTCGTGGATGAGGTTCGCGGCCTGCTGGGCGAACTGGCCAACAAGGTCGAGGCCCTGTCAATGCAGGAGAGTACCGTATCGCCCAAGGTCCGCCAGCTGCCGACCACCTGCGACGGCAAAGAGCAGGACGCCTTCGAGGCGTTTGCCCGGAGCAAGGGCATGGATACGTCGGTACACCCGCTGCACTGGCTGTTTCTGGACGACAAGACCAGCAGCGCCCGTGAGGGCTGGCGTGGGGCACTGGAGTACGTTCAGTCAGTGACCGAGGTGGTCGAGGAGGTCGCCGGGGGCGATCTGGCACAGGTGGCCGGGTTCGACGAACGGGGCCGCGCCATCGTGGACGGGCCGGTGGCACCGGACCTTGTTCAGGGGGACTGGCTGGCGCTGGTGAAGTCAAACGGCAAAGGCTGAGCCTTCGCTGAAATTTTTTTTCAAACGCCGGGGCTCGTGTCCCGGTTTTTTAATAACGTCGGGCCAATGGTGCGAGGTCGCTGGCAGTCGATGTACAACGACGATTTTTGCACTTGCACTGCCGGTGAATCTGGATTAAATTCTGGGGCGTGTTCGGTACCAACCGGACCCCGAGACCCGATAACGCTGACTGCCCCGTGACCGGCACCAGCGGCCCGACGACCGTGAGACGTGTGAAGGAAACGCCTGCGATGAAGCTCTCTGAAGTTCGTAAGATGTACAACGTGGACGACTACCGTGCCGCGTTACAGATCGACCAGCACCGGCTGGACGACATGCTCATGCAGCAGCCCGTCATTCAGCAGACCATATCCGAAATGGCCGCCGAAGTGGTATCCATGCGCGATGCTGCCAAGGAACGCCTTGTCCGGGTAGACGCCCAAGTGGCGAAGGTCCTGCGTAACCGTATCATGATCGAAGAGGGTAAGGTCTCCGAAACCCGCGTCGATAAAGAAGTTCCCCTGACCCGCGAGCACAAAGAAGCCCACCACGTGTACAACGAGTTGTGCGCACTGGCCGCTCAGTGGGACGCCCTGAAGGACACCGTTCGTAACCGCTCCTTCGTCATCCGTGATCTGGTGTCGTTGTACACCGCCAATTTCTTCACGGACACCAGCTTCCGTTCCCCAACCAACCCCAGTGCGGTCCGCGATCTGGAGTACAACACCGCCCGTGCTGCGCTGGCCGAAGGCCGCCGCGCCCGTCGCACGCTGGCCGGGGTCCCGGAGGACGTGGAACTTCAGGCGAAAGTGGATGAGACGCTGGGTGAGGATGCGGAGCTGGGCGAGGCCGATGAGACGCCTTCACGCCCGGAATCCGTGGCCAAACGATCCGCTCGTAGTACAACTCGCAAAAACGCGAAAAAAGCTGCCACAGAGGGGGTTGACTCCTCCGAGAAGGGCGGAGATACTACGCAGCAAGACACAGATACCGCCGACACGGCTCCCAAGAAAAAGGTCCGTGCTGGCAGTCGCGCCGCCGCTCTCCGTGAGAGAGTACGCAGCCGCAGCGGAGAACGCGTTCTGAACGCCGAATTCGCTGATGAGGAAACGGGCCGCAGTGCCCGTCCGATGTCCGCCGATGCGGGCGCTGACACTGAGACCGACGCCACCTCCGAGGAGGTCGCAGGGCAAGCAGCAACAGCTTCCGAGCTCGACACTGCACCCGAGGTAGACAGTGCGCCAGACTCTGCATCGACCGACGCCGGGAACACTGCAACGGAGGGGGAGACTCCTCCACGTCGACGCCGCCGCTACGCCCGAGCGCGTGCCGCCAGCTGAGACACCGGTTGTACAAGTTTGGAACCTTGTACAACCAGTAGAAAACGTAACCCGAGACCCGTAACTCCGTGATCCGTAAACCGTAGACCGTAACACGTAATACGTAAGCCGTGATCCGCAACTGAGACTATTACTATGGCCAAGTTCAAGTACAAGCGTCGTAATGCCGACACCGTGAAGAAGCGTATGAACCAGAGTGGTAACACTCGTGAGAGTTTCATCGACGAAGCGGTGGACATGTACAAGGTGAAGGACGGGGATAACCTGCTCCGCCCGCTGCCGCCCACGTTCAACAACCTCGATGGCTCCGAGCCGACCCACTACGGCATGGACGTGTTTGTCCACTACGACGTGGGCTCCGATCAGAGCTCTTTCCTGTGTCTGGAGCAGAACTACGGCAAGCCCTGCCCGATCTGTATGGCACGTCAGGAAGCCGAGGCCGAAGGCGACAAGGACCTTGCGGATTCCCTCAAGCCGCGTAAGCGTGTGCTGGTTTATGTCATTGACCGTGATAACGAGGATGCGGGCCCGCTGGTCTGGTCAGCGCCTTGGACCGTGGACAAGGACATTTCCATGCGCTCCTTCGACAAGCGCCCTGGTGTAGTGTTCTACCCGGACGATCCGGAAGAAGGCTACGACATCGAGTTCGCTCGTGAAGGCAAGGGCCGTAACACCAAGTACGTCGGTGTTCAGTTGGCACGCCGTTCTTCCCCGCTGGCGGATGACGATGACCTGATGGACGAGTGGCTGGAGAAAATCTCCGACAACCCGCTGGATTCCATCCTGATCGAGCCGGACGCTGAGCACATGGAACGCGTTTTCAACGCGGGTATGGGCGTGGCCAAGGCCGACGAGGAAGAGGACGAGAAACCGTCCCGTTCCCGTCGCAGCCGCCGTCGTGACGACGATGACGAAGACGAGAAACCGGCTCGCAGCCGCCGTCGCAGCCGTCGTGACGAAGAGGAAGAAGAGGAAGAAGAGAAGCCTCGCTCCCGTCGCCGCTCCCGTCGCGATGAGGAGGAAGAAGAGGAAGAAGAGAAGCCGAAACGCTCCCGCCGCAGCCGCAAGGCTGAAAAAGCTGAAGAGCCTGAAGAGCCTGAAGAGGCTGAAGAAGCTGAGGAAGAAGGCGAAGAGGAAGAGTCCGGTACCGATGTGAAGTCCGTCGAGGATTTGGAGTATGACGACGTGACCGCCATGGACCGTGATGACCTCGAAGGTCTGATCGACGAAGCTGGTCTGGACATCCCGGACGCGGACGATCTTGAGGACGACGAGCTGGCCGCAGAAATCTGCGCCGAGCTGGGCCTGAAGAAGCCGCGCCGCCGTAACTCGGCAGTCCGTGAGCGCCTGTCCAGCATGCGCGACGCAGGCTAATCGCCACGGCGTAACAGGAGGCCGCTTCCGCCCACGCGGGGCGGCCTTTTTTGACTGAGCTGAGGAATTGACCGATGAGTAACGAAACCCCCGAGAAAGCGGCCCCAGAGGCCACTGAGGCGGCCAAGGCCACCGAGGCGACCAAGACCACGGAAGCCAAGGCGGAGAAACCGGCCCGCCGCACCCGTCGTGCCAAGAGCGACGCCGGTGACGAGAGTCCGCGCAAGACACGCACCGCCCGTAAGACCAAGGCTGACAAAGCCGAGGATAGCAAGGCTGAGACCTCCGAGAAGAGCGCCGCTGGCCGTCAGGCTCCCAGCGCCTACTTCACGTCGGATAAGCCCAACCTGAACTTCATCCCCAGTGGCTCCACAACGCTCGACGAAGTGCTCAGCGGTGGCTGGGCCATTGGCCGTATTGCCAACATCGTCGGCGACCGATCCGCTGGCAAGTGTGTTCGCAACGCCCTGATCATGTCCCCCG